CGCGGCTTCGTTGCGCATTTCCAGGCCGTACTCTGCCACGATCATCTTCGTGTCAGCGTCGCCGATCTTCGCAATGTCCTGGGTCTGGAAGTTACGGTAGTAACCAACAGCCATGTAAGACGGGTCGATCAGGAACGCAGTACGTTCACGAATCCAGCGAGACGGAACAACCTTCAGGTCGCCGAAGTCTGACGCGTAGATTGTGACAGCTTGCTGGATAGTTTCAGCGCCAATGGTCTGACGTGCTGAAGCGCGACCAGTGAAGTCGGAAACCTTCATCTTGTTCACTGGGCCAACCATCAAAGTGGTCGGTTCTGCGCCGTTGGTGTAGCAGTCCTGGAGTGCAGACTTCAGCAATGCTTCAGTCAGCGCACGCGCAGTACCGTCAGTCGGAGCCGCAGTTGCAGACGCAGCGTCCGCACCTGAAGTGCCGCGTGACACGTTAGTAGACAACCAGCTTTCCAGTGCGCGGGTTTTGCGAGCTACGGTTGCAGAACCAGCATTCTGGCCCTGGGTGCCGCAGAGGATGGTTTCCATATCGCGCTTAAGAGCTTTCGCAGCCAGCGCCATTTGGTGTGCCATTTCCTTGCTCTTTGCAGCTGCGTTTGCAGTGTTCTGAGAACCAGAAACAGTCGCGTCACGCTTGCTGATCTGACAAATGTTCGATACGCGAACAGTTGCGTTGCCAGCGCTGCGAGAAAGTTCAAAACCTTCGATTTCAGCATTGCCGCTGTTTACCGCCGGCAATGATTCAGTCTGCCAGTCGAAAGTAACGTTAGAAACGTTGCGACGGCCGATTGAAGACATCAGCGGGGTGTCAGAAGGGGAAATGTTATAGATCAGATTGCTCAAATCTTCACGGTTTGCCTGTGCGTCGTAGGTAGTGAACGCATTAGTTACCTTTGCCATTTTGTTTGCTCCTTAGAGTAAATATTCAAACGCCTGGGCCGCGTCCTGGACGTTGCCCGACTTCGCTAGACGCTGTGTCGCCTTTTTGTACGCAGTCTGTGGCTTAGGCGTGCTGGCCTTAGAACCTGGCTTTACTACCGCGGAAGTGGCTTTTTTCGGCTGCACTGGCTTACTGGTGAGCTTGTCGTACAGATACGCTTTACGCAGCGCCAACACGATCCGGTGGTCGTAAATGGCATTCGATTCCGCTTCGGTCATACCGAGCTTGTCGATCGCATAACGCTTAATCTGCGACTTTTCATTCGCGGCCAATTCAGCATCCGACCATTCTGGGAGCGCGGCGGTCAGGGCGGACTTTTCGTTTTCCAGCATTTGCATCATCTGCGATTGCTGGTCCGCTTGCTGTGCCTGGGCGATCCGGGACCTTTCGGCCTGGAGCGCTTGCATCCGTTCCTGGTTGGAACGCCATACTTCACGCTGTAACACGTACTGGTTTGGGTCCTGCTGATACAGGGCATTCCAGTCAGGTTCCTGCATCTGTCCCTGGAGCTGTTGGTTCAGTTGTTCCAACAGGACAGCATACTGCGCACGTTCCGATCTAGCGGTCTGCAATTCGGAGTCGGCGGCCTTGCGTTGTTCTGCAAGTTGCTGGGTCTTCCGAGTGTAGTCGCTATTTCGGCTATAACCGGACAACAGTTCGTCGATTGTTACGTCGACTTCCTCACCGTTGATCTTGACCTTGTAAGTAGGTTGATCTTCGGTTTCGTCTTCTTCGTCCGGGTCGGCAGAATCTTCGGCTTCGTCTTCGTCCACAGCGTCGTCGACTTCAGTCTCAGCTTCGTCTGCCTCGGCTGCCACTTCTTCGACTTCGTCAGTCTCATCGGTGGCGGTCAGCGCCTCGCTTTCGTTTGGTTGCTCATCCGAGGCCAATATCGAAGCAAAGGCATCAATGGTTTCGTGAATGTCTCCAGTCTCACGTACTACGGGAGCTTGCTGGTCCATCCCTACCTCCTAAAAAGTAAGTCTAAATCTAAGAGGCCCGTCTCCGGGTTGCTCTCGCCTTGTTGGAAGATTCAACCTTGCCGGCGTCCACCAGGACACGCAGCTCGCGGGTCAAATCTTCCAAAACTTGCAGTGCCAGGTACGCGCGCTCACGATCGTCGGTGTCTTTCGGATTACTGGTCCGCCACTTTTCGATGTAGCTGCGCTCCAACGCATCCAGGGCGATCCGAAAGGCCGGTGCTTCTAGGATGTTTGCAGCTTCGCGTCCTAAAACTTCTTCATTCATGCGCCGAGTATAACCGAGAATCACTAAAAAGAATCAATGGCTTAGACGTTCCCGGTCGTTCCCTAGTCATAACGCCCGAAGTCTTCTATATCCAACAGACCGCGCGACAGCGAACCGGGCTGCATGCCATTAATGTTTAGGATGTTGCCGACGCGATCGCGGACGATCTGCTGGCCCAGCGGGCTGGTTTGGAACGACGGCATGTTCCAGGGACGGTTTGCAATGATTTCATCCAGCGACATGTCTCTGAAGTCCTGGCGTAAACGGGCTTCCGCTTCACCAGCCAGGTCCCGGTACGCGCGGTGAGCGCCCGGCACTTCATTGTATCGGCCCGAAGGCGCGTATCTTTCATAAAAACCAGACAACGCTGAGTTTTCGTCACGCAGCGCCTGAACGTTTTTACCTTCGCCCAGGTCCCACTGGCGGCGGAGGTTGTCCATCTGTCGCTGGTACTTTGCTGCTGGATTGGCCACACCTGACGCGCGCACTTGATCCACCAGGTCCGGGTCCAGCCCGTTGCGCGCGTTTTCCAGGGTTTGTTCAATGTAGCTGACAAACTCGGGATTACGGCGGGCAGTGGGCGCGTTCCGGCTAGTGCGGAACGTATCCATGCGCATGCGGTAGTCGGCGTTTGCGTCGTTCAAGAACCCGCCAGAATTAAAAATGTGGCGGCGTTTGTTGGTCAGGTTATTGCCCGTGCGGTAATAGTCGTCGAGATACCCCTGGAGGCGGTCCATTTCGGCCATGCGCATTGCCGCGCCGCGGAGGTTCCAGGCGTTGTCGAAACCGTTGTCCGTCAAAAACTCCAGTTCCCTGGCGCGCAAACGTTCAAGTTCCTTACCAGCCAGGCCGCTCAAATCTTTGGCCGAGTCGATCATATTGGTAGCGACTTGCTCGTTGCCCCCGCGCGGTAAGTTGTAAAGGTCCTGGTACGCGTGCTGACCTTCATGCAGCAACGTCGAACGCAGGTCCGCGGCATTGTTCAATAAACGCGGGTTCAGCTTTATCAGCCCGCTATGGTAGGACCCCTTGGCGGGCAGTTCCGGGTCAAAGTTGACCTGCATATTCCGGCCGGTCTGGCCCATCTGCCGCATAAACTCCGGGTCGTCGTAGATTTCGTCCAGATTGTAGGTGCGCCACGAGCTGGATTCTGGAAACTCCAGGTTCGGCATGTTGCGTGGAATGCTGGAGTTGTACGCGTTTCGCGCCAGGCTGGCTTTCGCTTCATCCGGCGTTAGCCCGTACCCATAATATGATCCGCTGCCGTCAGGTCGGGGCATTGTGGCGGTGTAGGACGCTGCGTCCTGCCCCGGGCGCCCATCGGGGTCAAACGTAAACGTGGGTTCGTTGTCCTTGACCACAGTTGCTTTTTCGGCGTCTGCGTAAAACTGCTCCTGCGACGGGCCGTCGTGGCGTTTCCAGTTCGTGTCCGCGTCAGACGTGACCACGCGCAGCTTTCTGTCTGGCGCCATGTACGCCGGCTTGCCGATTTCATCTGCGGAGCGCAGCCAGGCTTCATCGGCGTTTTTAGATTCTGCAAAAACCTTTTCTAGCTTGGCCGCTTCGCTGGGGTGCGGTTTTGCAATGATCCCCAGCTGCGGGCCGTACTTCAGCATGCGCCCCCAGGGCATATAGCTGGCGCCGGTCAGCGCAAGATTGGTGGGTTCAAAGAATTCGTCGGGACGGTTCCAGGCCGCATCGGCGTCGGCTGCGACACCCAACAGCGAACCCAAAACCGGGACCGGGCTGGTCACCAGGGCGGCTTGCTCCAGCAACGACATGTTGTTCCACAGCTCAGCGGGGATGTTCCCCATCGACTGCGCCTGGGCGGCGGCCAGGGTTTCGGGATCGTCGCCGTAATCGGTAAGGTCAGACCAGCTTGCCATCGCTTACTACCCCAGCAATCCTTTCGCGCCCATGCCGCCCGCACCCGCGCGCTTTTGGAGCATGTTCAAAAGCCCACCGTATGGGTTGCCGCCCATGCCGCCCATGCCGCCCATCTGCGGACGATAGCCCTGGGCGTTTGCCATCTGCGCCTGGAGCGCTTGCAACATTGACGTGTCGACCTGCGGCTGGGCTTTCTGCAAAAAGTTTGCACCCATGCCCATCATGTTCATCGCCTTACCTGTAGCCGCCTGGGTAGCGGCCTGGTCCATCTGACCCTTGATCGCATCGTGGACG